GGGATGACATAGCGGGGCAGGATGTTGACGAGGTCGTCGACCTCACGGAACCCGGTGAGCCGTGGCGGATCCGCGTTGGGGTCGGGGGTGACGAACACGGTCGAGCCGCCGTCGAACCCTTGACGGGCCACATCGGGCGTGTTGGCTGCCCGTTCCATGGTGGCGATGCGCTCGATCCACTTGACGCACGCCTCGTAGGCGATCTCGCACAGGTCCGCGTCCGGCTGGACGTACGTGTAGGAGGCCACGACGGTCTGCCCCCGGCGGAACCCGCCCCGGTACTGCACCAGCCCGGAGGCGAGCGCAGGTTGGTTCTCGTCGAGCGTGACCGCCGTCCCATCCACCGTGACCGCGACATCGGAGACGTTCACGTTCGGGAGGATCAGCGTCGTCGAGTTCCCCGCCGAGACTGTGACCTCGGCTTCGCGTTCGACGTACGCGTCTCCGGTGTGCCGCTCGAGCTTGCGCTCCCAGATCGTGACCTGTCGTGCCACCCACGGATCGGGGAACTTGCCCGAGTCGAGGCGCGGCCCCCCGACGGAGATCCGGTCACGAACCTCCGTCGGGGCCAGGTACGGGCCGGCCACTGGGTCAGACCTTCGCCTTCGGCGCAGCCTTCTTGGCCGGGACCTTCTTCGCGGCCTTCACCGGTTCGGGGGTGAGGGTTGCGTCGCTCATCGGGGCGCCCTGGTGGGCGATCTGGGCGACGACATCCTCGGAGACTTCGATCTCATCACCGGCCGCGATTGAGATGTAGATCTTGGCGAGGCCGTTGGAGTGGTTCCGCAGACGTGCACGGATGGGCTTCAGGGCCATGTCGGCTCCGTTCGGTCGACCAGCACGTAGGGGGATCCCTCGTCCTGGTGGTGGGGGAAGAACGGCCGCTGACCAGCGGCCTGGAAGAACTCGCCGGCTTCGTGCAGCTCGCACAGCAGCAGGCAGTCGAACACCCAGCGCAGCGGGGTCCGGCCGTCGAGCTCGAAGTCGGGGATCGTGAACTGGTGCTGCGTGGTCCGGTCCCGCCCGGGATGCTGCGAATCGGGAGTGGTGGCGTAGATGCACAGCATCGAGCCGAGCGGGCCGGCGATCTTGAACACCCAGCCGGGCTTGTACCGGAGTCCGGCGACAAGCCCGGCCAGGTCCATGGTCAGGGCGTGACGTTGTAGGCGATGGCCGTGTCTTCGTTCGTCGCGGCGCTCGCGAGGGACTGGAAGTCCTCCCGCATGAACGCCACGGCGACCCGCTGGTACGACTCGCGGTAGATCGAGTCATCGGTCTCGACGTCGAGGGCGGTGCGCTGCCCCAGGGCCCACTCGTTGCGGTTCACGCAGAGCATGTAGGTCTTGGTGGCGGTGATGCCGTCGTTGATGCCCGAGGCGTTCAGGTCCTCACGGACGTGCTCGGAAACGATGACCGGGACACCGAAGACGGAGCCGATCTGGCCGTTGAGGATGACCGCGTTCGGCCCCATCTTGTTCACCGTCAGCAGGTTGGTATCGGCCAGCAGCGAGTGCAGGTTCGACACGCCGATGATGAACGCGAGGTCGGCCGGGTTGGCGCCCCACTTGCCCATGGCCTTGCGGACGATGCCGAGGTTCAGGGCGGTGGCCGACGTCGCCGTGGCGACGGTCTGGGCGAGGGCCTTCTTGCGGAGGCCGTCCCATGCGGTGCGGACATCGGTGGCACCGTTGGCCTGGGTGTCGGTGTCCTGGTGGGTGCCGTCGGTGTCACCGTCGAGGATCGCCTTCTCTTCGCCATCGACGAACGCCTGGATGAGCTTGCGCTGCGTGTGGGGCAGCACGGCGAGGGCCGAGTCGGCGTCGAGCGAACGGGAGATCAGGGTGCGGGCACCGATGATCTCAGCGTCGAACGTGGCGGCACCGGTGCCGGGGGTGGAGGCGGTGACCTTCGACGCGGTGTCGCCGGTCGGCTCGGCCACCCGGTAGGCGGTGGCGTCGGCGCCTTCGACGGGCCACTTCCACGGGTTGGTGGGGAGGTTGATCCGCTGGAACAGCGGGGCCACCTTGCCGGAGGCACGGACACGCTCATGGAGCGATGCGCCGATGCCGGTGGGCACCCAGTCGGCGCCTTCGCCGGAGGTGTCGACGTCCATGGCGCGCAGGACGTGGCTCCACTCGTCCTTGAACGCTCGGTGCGAGCGGGCCACCTGGAAGCCCTTGCCGGACGTGTCGGCGTCGCGGTCGATGAGCATCCCGAAGAGGGCCATGTTGGCGACCGTCTCTTGGAAGCCGCGGATCGCGTCGCGCTGGCCGGGCTGGTACTCGGACAGGCGGGGGGCGAGGACGCCCGGCTCGTCGCTGGTCGAGCGGACGATGACCCGCTCCACGGGGTTGTGGGCGGTGCCGTTGGAAGCCCGGACGGTCTCGTTCGTGGCCCACAGGGCCTCGTCGAGCGAACGGGTGGCGGTCACGCCGGGGGTCGAGGTGTTGACCGAGACGGTGCTGTAGCGGGACCGGCGAGCCTCAGCGGACTCGAAGCGGTCGTTGTCGGCACGCTCGAGCTCAGCGGTGACCAGTGCGCCGTCGATCTCGTCGACGCGGGCGACGGCGGCATCGTGGCGGCTGCGCTCGTCGTCTTCGAGGACGGAGCGGGAAGCCTCCTTCGCGGTGTTCAGGATGTCGTCGATCTCGGTGAGGAGCGCAGCGCGCTCGTCACGGAGTTCAGTGATGGTGGGGGTAGGCATGGGTGTGTTCCTCCTAGGAACGACGGCGCCGCTGGGCGGCTTCCGCTTCGAGTAGTTGGATGGACGAAGCCGGGTCGACGGGCGCCACTTCGGCGGGGTCTTCCTGGGGGTCCGGCACGGCAGGGGCCTCGTCACCGGGCGCCGGTTCGGCGGGGGTGTCGAGGGGCTTTCCGAGGGTGAGGGCAGCCGCGAGTTCGGCCTTCTCCTCTTCGCTCAAGTCTCTGAGCGCCGAAAGGCGGTCTTCGAGGAGAGCAGATCGAATGGCGACCAGATCGGCGCCAGAGTTCACAGCGAACGGGGCGGGGCCGTACTCGACCAGGCCGAGCTCGAGCCGTTCGATCACCGGGCGGCCGTTGGAGCCGGGACGGGCGGGGGCAGACCGGATGATCGGACCCCGGAACGACTGTGCAGTGATCGCGCCCTCGCGCCACATCTCCAGCACGGCGTCACCGAGCGGGGTCTTGAGGTATCGCGACCGAGTCAGCAGGCCTTTGCTCTCGGCCTTGACGTCGACAGGGACAGCGACCGGCATGGAGAACTCGGCGGCCGGCGTACCGGAGATCGTGCGCCCGTGGTTGTAGAGGACCTGCAAGCCGCCGATGCCGCGTCCAAGGACCCGGTTGAACACGGACCGGTTCAGGACCTCGTCGTAGTGGCCTTCGAAGTCGACGACCTCGTACGGGTCGTTGAACGTGGCGGCGTAGGCGACGACGGTGCGACCGTCGCCACCGCGCTCGATCTCGTAGTCGAGGAGCGGAACCGACCGGACCAGCTCTGGACGTTGCTTCATGCTGGCGCTCCCTGTGGGGTCGGATCCGTGGCGATCTCACCGGAAACCGGGTCGATCACTGCCGTGTTCAACGGCCGCTGGTAGTAGTTGAGGGTTTCGGGTGCGGGGAGGTTCTTGCGCTGCGCCGCGTACTGCGGAGTCATCCAGCCGCCCTGGATCGATGCCTGGAGTGATGCCGCTTCGGATGCCGCATCACCGCGGAGCAGGCCGGCGGGGTCCATCTCGATGAAGTTCAACGGCGGCAGCAGGTGCGGGTCGAAGTTGACGTACGCCTCAATACGGCGCACCCACGGCATGATCGAATCCGTCACGGCTTCGATGGCCTGGTGCTCGATGTTGGAGAACGTCGCCCGGGACAGGTCGTAGAGCTTGTGGGGCGGGACCCCGATGATGCGGGCCATCTCGGTGACCTCGAACCCGCGGGTCTGGAGGAGCTGCTGCTGTTCTGGGGTGAGCGAGACCGTGTGGTACTCGGCGCCGTTGCCCAGCACGCCGAACTCGTTGGCGTTCGCCATGCCCTTGTGGAACTTCTCCCACTGGGCTTTCGTGGCGTCGGCTTGGGCGGTCGTGAGGTCTTCCTTGAACGACAGGTACGCCTGGAGGTGGTTGCCCTGCCCAAACGACGATGCGGCGAACTGCTCGGCGGCAGCCGCGGTGCCGATGGACTGCGCCATGTAGGTGATGACGTCAATGCCCCACACGCCGTCCAGCGACAGGCCGGGGATGTGCAGGATCTCGCGGGTGGTGTACCCGACGTCTTGACGACCGTCGATCTGGAACACCTTGGTCCCGTCGGATGCGAGACCCTTCTTCACCCGGTCAGGGTGGACGCCGCGCAGCCCGACAACCTGACCGACGTCGTTGCGCTTCTTCCACGCGAACCCGTCGCCGCGGTGGGTCATCGACATGATCCAGTGCTCGACGAGCGTCAGCCACGGCGTCTCCACATCGGGCCGCTTCAGCCACAGCGGATCGGCACGGCGCTCGCGCCCACCCGGGCGGTCCCGGTAGGTGTGTGTCGGGAGCCCCGACACCTGCTCGGCGAGGTACTGGGTGCCGCGCTTCCACGCAGGGATCGACATCGCCCGACGTGCCGTCACCGACACACCCGACTTGTTCACCGTCCCCTGCTGCCCTGACAGCAGGTACCCGAACTCCTCCATCGTCACCGGGTCAACGGACCGGGAGATCTGACGTTCAGCGGCCCGCGATGCCACCCGGTCGGCGAGCGCCATCAGGGCGACTCAGGTTCGTCGTCGCGCTTGCGGACATCAGCGAATCCGACCTGCACGGCGGCGGCGAACCACATGAACCCGACCACCACCAGCCCGGCAAGCAAGCCGAGGAGGTAGAACGGGAACGCGAGTACCGACAGGAGCAGCCGGAGCGGCTTGACGTTCTGTGCCGCCGCAGCGACCCGATCCACTGGGTTGGACATCAGGGACCTCCGAGGATCATGGCAAAACCGGGCGGGGCCGGTGCGGGCTGGTTCTGGTGTCCCCACACGGCAAGGTCGCAGCCGATGAACGGCGTCGAGTCGTGCCCGGTCCACCGGTCGATCACCTTCGACTCACCGAACTTGCGGAGCCGTGCGACCGACACCG